TTATACTTTATTATAATCCATGAATGGATGAAATGGTGTGTGGTGTGTGACAGTAATTTAACTGCTCCACTCCTTGTGCAATTTGAAATTAAAAAAACTAAAATACCTCCTGTCCACCAATTTGAATGAACCATAACCACTATGGAATACATAACCTTCTCCGTCACACTCTTCTCCTTCAATCAAAGTCATTGCAACCTGATTGCTTTTGCAACATGATAAGAGTTCTTCTTTGATCTCCATAATCAAGTTGTAGAATCCAATTAGACTTAGATTGTAGTCTCCAAAATCATTTGAGTCGATCTTCCTACCTTCTCTAATATACTGATTAAGTTCATTCTTGAGAAGTTTTGCTTCACTATCATCAACAAATTTAACCATCTGTGCAACTTGCATTGCAAAGTCAACTCTCTGTCTGAGTGAGTCATTGATACTCATGATTGCAATGGGTTGATAAAAGAAAGTCTTTTCTGTGCTGTCCAACATATCATAGAGTGGTATCGCAATGGTATCCCGAAGTGCATTGAGACTTGGACTTGGAACACATTGGTCAATCTCATACTGTGTGTGGGGTGCGACTATGATTGTCTGTTCCACATTCTCAGGAAATACATAGGTAACTGTATTTGGTTGAAATACACTATCTCCACCAAATCCAAGAAAATCTCCCTGATAGATATACTCTGTTTTTGGTAAGTTGGTCAAACAGGCATGTAATACGATTGCAACATATCCAGTATGATTGTTGTCAATGTCCTTATGAGTATAATTGACCTTAATTAACTTCTTATTGAATACTGACTTCGTACCAACAAAAAACTTATGAGTAACAGGATGTGTTCCCCACACGATTGCAGGGGAACCATCAATTTTGACCGATATGTGACCATGTGGTGCAACTGAATAAGACTTGACTGCTTTTAAGAAATCAAGACTACCAGTTAGAACTGTGTCTTCGGGATGTTCAATGTGTGTGTTAAGCATGTGGGTCGAATGATCTTAAGTATATTATAACAAAAAATATAACGATTACAAGTATCAATAGTAACTTTAACATTAGAATACTCCTGACAATGTGAGTTGTTGCTCTGTGTTTTCTTCAGTAATATTTACAATTTGCTCATCATAGACTCCATAGTCGGTATCTATGTCATCATATGAACCATTTTCAAATTGTTCAAGTGCATGTTCCTTATCTCTTGCACGAATTGTGTAGTCAACATACACATAGTGTTTTGTTTCGATATAGAACTCTTTTTCTGTTTGAACTGTCATTATGCAACCTCCTGTAATACTGATCTGCGGTTAATCACAAAGTCTCTCACTCTCTCACGATCAAGTGAGTCTCCACCACCCCATGTGACATGAGTGCCTTCTTCACATAGGTCAAGATAGTTAAGAGTTGCAAGTGCTAACTCTTCTCTGGTCAATCCGTCAATCGGATATAATACATCTGGGTGTGATGGTGAGTAGAATGACTCACAATAATCAAGAAATTCTTTAAAGTTGTTCATGAGTGGGAAACCTCTTTTGCTTATACTTTATTATAAACCCTACCAAGTAAAATTGGTAGGAAACTTGTGACACTAATAATAGTGGCACATATTAGGGGGTTACTATCATACCCTAAGTTAAAATCAGGGGTGTTACAGACGATCCTGAGAGGAGCAAATTGGTATCATTTGATACATTCATTGGATTTTCTCCTTACAAGTACACATTTTGTATGAATTATCAATTTTAGTTGAAATTTCTGCCATTTCCTCAAGATGATAATTATCTGTCTCCATTTGATATGCGTTAAGTGCTATCGAAATGAGACAAAGTTCTTCTTTTGTTAAATTAAGTAGCATTGTGTTTACCTCATGTATAAGTATCCAGTATTCCAAGTTACAAAACTTGGTGTGTGCATCAATGTCCTGTCTCTTATCACTCTCATGTCAAAACGAACATGCTTTGCGGGACTACTCCATGATGCTGCCATATAAACTTCTCCTGTATTCTTATCAACAAATGAATGAACACTTCCATCACGATATTCATTTCTGTTTTGAAATGTATCATAATTCTGTTGTATAATCTTATAATACCTACGACCTTCTTGGATACGAAACTTCATTAACTTTGCTGTTCCGTTCTCTAACTCATCTAATTGCTGTTGAGCATACTCTGGGTAGTCTCCTGATAGATTTCTCTGTAATGATCTGATGTGATACTCCTTATAGTTCTGTGTGATAGCATCACGATACTGCTCAGTCCAGATTTTAACATTTTCTCTGAGTTCTTGTTTGATCTGATCTCTTTTGATGAACTCCTCTAAGGATTCATTCTTGGGTGGGTTGAGTTCTACTAGGGTCATTGGGATTTGTTTGATATACTTTATTATAATCCCTACCAAGTGAAATGGTAGGGATGATGTGACACTTTAATAATTGGCATTGAATATGTGACCTTCTCCGAGTTCTATGTAATCATAGGATAGTGCGTTATCCCATGTCTTTTGCCAATCAATCTCAATCCAAGATGGTAGTTCTCTTGTGATGTATCCACAATCTTGGCATAGTTGCTCTGCAAATTCTGCACCATTTCTATATTGACCTTGATACATGTCCTCAAAGTTCTCAATGTCGTAATCTTCCATAAACTCATCAACTACTTCCTGTCCATAGTCATCAACAAGTCTCTGATATGTTTCATAGTTGTTTCTGAAGTCATCTTCTCCATAACTCTTAATGAAGTCAACCATATCGTTGTACTCCCAATTATAGAGTTCATTATACTCATCAAGAAGTTCCTGTGTCTCTTCTTGCATTTGACCTGTGGGTAGTCCTTCTCTTGCCATAGGAATAAGGGGATAATTGGATGCGAGAAACAAAAACAGGATTTACGATCTAGGGATCAATCAAGATTTCGACCTGTTTTGTTTCCCCACTATTATATTAGCATTAAAAAACCCCCTGTGTAGGGGGCTTGTGACACTAATCTAATCGTCATACACTAGACATTCTGGTTCATCTGGGTGCATATCACAAAAGAGTTCTAAAGCATTTGGGTCATGATGATCTCCTGCTTCAATCTCATCGTGATGATGATCTACATACTCCTCTAGTTCATGCAACTCATCGAGAGCATGTCTTCTCATAGGTTCAGATGTTGTCGGGTCAGCAATTAGTTCCTTGTCATGTTGAATGTGATCTTCTATACTTTTCATAGTGACCTCCTTATACACTTATTATTTATTATTATAGCACTTGCTTTACACTTTTCAAGTGCTGTGTTATAGTATGTCCATATCTTTACCAACCTTCAATCTCGTATGTCTTCTTTTTCTAAATCGAAAAGCATTATTTCCACTCAATAGAGATAACAATTCCTTTGAATGTTTCAAATAGATTTGATGTTGTGTTATCTTGCTACTAATCGTAGATCGAATACAGTTGTATATCTCTTCTGGTGTTGCTTCACTCTCAAGTGCTTCCTCAATCCATACACTTAATTGTTCAAGTGTGTAATTCTTTTCCTGATTCATTCAAATCATCTTTAATAACTTCACTTATCATATCTTGTATCTGTTCGGATGTCAAGTTGTTAAGGAACATCCAATCTGGGTCTTTCTTATCCCACTCAACAGTAAATGAACCATTGTCATTTTGATTTATCTTTAAACTCATCTCCACTTAGAAAGGGGTTTTGCTTCAATTAACTTTTGTGTCTCGATTTCATCACTTTCGTCAGGATTTGTATGGTATGTAACTTCCTTTAATGTTCTAAGATACTCTAGCACATGCTCTCGTATTTCCATCAAATCATCATAACATCCTTGATTGTATGCACATCCACGCAAGTCAGGATCAGGTTTCATGACAGATTCAGTAAAAAGGTCTAATGCTCTTTGATACTTAATGGATGGTGTTTCATCCCCTACTGATGCTTGATCTCTCATTTTTTTTCTTTTTTAATTCCCTTTTGTATGTATGTCATAGCACATTCAAAGTTCTTTGAAAAGTGTTCTACGACACCATTATGAATAATGGCAAACTTTTTTCCGTTTGACGGAACTGCTGCCCATGCTCCATCCTTTGTGACATAACCAGTTGGTTGACCAATTTTAGGGTCTAGTAAGGATGGAAATCTGGTAGGGTAGAATTTCTGATAGTTAGAACTTCGCATTAACTCCAACCACTCTTGCGTTTGGATTTCTTGCAAGTGCAACCTGTTTTGCATCATTGTAGTTGACAGCATTTACTTCTTCAGTAAATACCTTACCACCAACAAACATTTTGACCTCAACTCTCATTAAAAGAACCTCCCTTTTGATGCAAAATTTACGATTGCAAATGATGACCCTACACTAAAGGTCATTATCAATAATGTAAATAAAACTCCTTCGATCATTTTTTTCTCCTTTAATTACTCTCTTATTATATAATATCTAGAATGTTTATGCAAGTCTCTTGTGACTCTTTTTTAAGTGGCACATAATCTTGTATTCTCTTCTCAATTAAGTTACCATAGTCTTCATGTAGTTCACACCCAATATAATCACGACCAAGTGACTTTGCTACTGCTGCTGTAGTTCCTGACCCCATGAATGGGTCAAGTATTATATCTCCTACCTGACTCCCTG